TTATCCTCTTTCTTTCCTGTAACAGATAAGGTGCCTTTCACAATCTCAACTTGAATTTCATCCTGTGAAAATCCTGCTACAGCTAACTCGACAAGGTACTTATTCTTATCTGTTGCATGTTTTAGGATATTGTGTGGAGGAAAGATCGGTTTCTCTGTTGATACCCTTTCAAGAGCATCGAAGATTCGGTCGAAACCTACAGTTGAAGGGAAATAAGGTGTGAAGTTAGTAAGTGTCATTGCTTTCTCCTTTATTAAGCGAGTTAAAAAATTCGATCCCTAAGGCATCGAAGGCAGTTTTTCAGGATGCCAGCCTGATCCCATCCCGAGGATATCTCTATTTATGCGTCGGCTTAAAAGCCTCTTCATTAACCCAGTATTTTCTACCTGGATCATTCTCTTTAAAAACTAAAATGAAAGTCATATCACCTTCGACTCTCTTGAGAGACATCTTATCGGTGAATACTTCTTCATTTGTATAAATGTTTTTTAATTTGACAAAAGGCCGTCTTACATGATTCATTTTAATTCTGACTTTTCTTTCCTATGTTATACTTGCTTACAAGCTCCCAATCTTCTTTTTCTCGATAAGAAATGATTTTTATTTGATGAATAGGTGCGATCCGCCCATCCATTATAGAAGGGTTGATTATCTTAACTAGACCCCATTCTTCAAGTAATTTGGCGATAGCATTTCTTCGTTCGATATCGTTATCTGTTATATTAGCAGGTTTTCCATCTAAAGCAAATAGTTCTTTAAAATGTACCACATAATATTGCCCTTTCTTGTGCAAGATGTGGCAAGACTGATACAGAGTTTTCTCTTTTCGAGAAGAGACACCAATTCTGGTCAATGTCTCTTTTACCTTTAGAAAATCATCCTGTTCTTTTAAAGTCACCTCTACAAAGGTCGTTAAATCTACCATATTATCTCTCCAGTTTTTCTTTTATTTGTTGGAGTTGTTCTTCACTAAGTAGACGGAGGGCTTCTTGTGCTTTAGATGTCGATAGCCCATAGTATTCTTTAATACATGCTATGTCTTCACTTTTTTCAGCCTTAACCCACTTATTGAAAGGTCTTTTCCTGGACCTCACAGTATTTAGTAAATAATCATTTTGTAGTTTTTTATCAACAAACGATCTACGATTCATTTCATTTGCAAAAAGAACGCAATCTTTATGATATGAAAGTGCTTTATTGATAAGAAATGGTTCGTATGATTTTTCAGATAATTCATCAACAATTAATTGTTTTTTTCCTTGTAAAATTTGATTTACGAAATCGAACGGATTCATTTAAACTCCACACTTACCATCAATTCAGTAAGACAAGCCACTAGATTGATTTCTGCATCCGCAACAAAAGCTTGTTTGTATTGATAGTCTGCAAGAATAATTACTGCTTGAGGAATGCTCTGAGGTTGCAAAATCTCATAAAGATTATCATAAATCTTCCGAAACAACGTAGCAGAATCTACATCATTCATTGCAACCCACTTTCTCAATGAACCAAAATCTTTCTCTTTCAGATGTTTAATAACTTCTTGAATGGAAACGTCACCAATCTGAGAGAGAATACCAGAATCAATCTTACCAAACTTGGCATATCTTTGCAGTTCATTAATGGTTCTACGAAAATCTGGAAAATGTTTTTTGATAACTTCAGCAACGACCTTAGTATCGAATTCGACATTCTCTTGATTCAGAATGCCATGAATTCTCTTAAAAAACAAACCAGCCATCTGAACCTTTTCTTCATTGCGAAGAGTAAAGTCTACAACAGAACACCTCGAATGAAGTGGATCGATGATACGATTTTTGAAGTTACAAGTGAAAATGAATGAACAATTTCCTGCAAACTCTTCCATCGCATTACGAAGAGCAGGTTGTGTTGAGTTCGGATTTAGATAATCCGCTTCATCAATAATAATGACTTTGCGACCACCAGTGAACGACATAGTGGATGCAAAGTTTTTAATCTTGGTACGAAATACATCGATACCAGATTCATCAGAACCGTTAATGATGATGTAATCAGCATTAATTTCATTACACATTGCTTTTGCAATGGTGGTCTTTCCGACACCAGCACCACCACTCAAAAGCAAATGAGGAATGTTTTGGCTTTTTACATATTCTTCGAAAGGCTTTTTCAGCCTTTCGGGAAGAATACAATCATTAACAGTCTGCGGGCGATACTTCTCCGTCCAAAGTAAATGTTCCATGTTGCCTCATAATATAAAAAATCACAAATTATTCTTTTGTCGAACCAACGTCAGTAGCAATCCAATATTGAATTGGCTTTTCGGTATGTTTAAAGCTTGCGATACCACGGAAAGAAATTGAAACAGTATACGAACCAGGAATCATTCGTAGATGTTCAGTTTTAAATACCATATTGTATTTCTTCCCATCACCTTCAGCGATTTCAAGTTCGCTAGAGTGTGAAGATGAATCTTTGTTATCGAGTTGAGCAACAACAATTTTAGCACCATCAGATTTGACAGCAATATGTGGTGATCCAAGAACTGCGGCCGATTTCATAACAGCATCAAGATCATCAGAAGATAGAGTGAAAGAAACATCAACCGAAGGCATAACGATAGTTTTATCGGGAGAGTTTTTAATCATCTCGATTGCACAAAGCTTATAGCTAGTTTTCTTTTTACCGCTTTTCAGATTTGCTGCTTTATTATTATCATCGAGTTCAATTTCGGTGCTTTCATCGTGAAGAGACAGAACGGATAGAAAACGATTCAAATCATAGATTGCAAAGTTGGAAGGAATCGTTTCAGTGATTTGAGTCTCAGCCATAATTTGTTTCAAAGGATCGCAAGTTCTCAAAGTGTTTCCAGACCTAAAAACAATTCCATCATTAATAGATGCAAAATTTTTCAATACAGAAAGAGTTTCTTTAGAAAGTTTCATTATATAACCTCATTATTTTTCAAGAGAATACATTATATCGTGTTCGTACAAAAACATCAAGCAACACATAGCATGTGCTAGGTGATGTTTATTAGATTCTGGGTCGATTTGTTCTCCTTCTTTCCATGCCCATAGATGTCGTTGAAGTGCATCAAAGTACCTACGCTTAGAATCTGGAACAATTTTCCAATTATCTCGTTCATATTTTTGAGCACCAAAAGTTAAGACATCGACGGTAGCTTTCAATGCAAGAGGAGGAAGAAGACCATATTCAAGTTTATTGCCATCAAACTTTCTTCCACCCTCCGTTGCTACTTGTGAACGAGCAACTTCATCCATCACATCCATAGATTCAAACATTTCATATTGATCATCTTTCATTACAGTCTCCCTGTAAGTTCAGCAATCTTAGGCATATTGCCAGTGAAAGGATATGTTCCAATATGTTGTGTTCTCATCCAGGGGCAGAGATAAATCTTACCACCAATTTTTCTCCACAATTGACAGAACATATAATCTTCGGATAGATAACGATCCGAGCCACCACCAGTTGCAGTTTCTTTAGTGTCAATAATTGTATCGAAGTATGCATGAATATACCTCGAACCATCAAAGTGTGCTTGCCCAACATGATCTGGTTTATATCGAAGTTGAGGATAAGCTTTTTCCATTTTCTCAAAGACTTCACGTTTAATCAACATAAAGCCGGTGCCTATTTCCAAAACTTCTAGAGGATCAGTAACAGTAAATTGTTGAGTTCCTCTTACGACATTAAAGACATAATCTCCAACAAGATTTTCTAATTCTGCGGGATTCATATCTGGATGTTTTCGGGCGCCTTCTGCAATATTAGCCCAATTAATAGATTTTTTGGGATAAGGACCACCAATAACGTCTTTCTCTAATGCTAGAAGTGCAATTACGTCTTGAGGATTATAATGAATATCCGAATCGATAAACAATAGATGAGTGCAATCTGACCTTAGAAATTCATCCGTCAGATAGTTTCGAGCCCTGGTAATCAGAGATTCATTGAACAGAAAAGAAAACCTTGTTTCGACTCCATATTTCGACATAATACCCTGGAGATCCAAGCAAGACTTTACATACATTCCGTGTGCCATGCCACCATACATTGGTGTTGCGATGAACAACTTATTTTTCTTCAAGTCTTCAATTTTTACTTTTATTTCCATAATTCACCATAAAAAAATAAGGAAGCGATACTATTATATATCGCCTCCTTATCGAAGATTTACTACTTATTAGGCGAAGGTGCGAACATTCTTCTCGCGAAGGGCACGATA